ACTAAATGCATGGCGAATAATTCCAAGATTGCTAATGTTTGCAATGATTGCTATGACCTATCGCACGGTCGAGTGGTTTATGTCGTTGCCTGACCCCAATCCTGAGCAGGCTGCACTAGTAAGCGTAATGACAGGGGCCTTAACTGGTGCGTTTGGTCTATTTTTGGGCAAAAAAGAATAATGAAACAGCTTGTTTTAGATGCTTGTTGTGGTGGCAAGATGATGTGGTTTGACAAGGACGATGATCGGGCTGTTTTTGCTGATTGCCGAAATGAGGTAATGGATGTAAGCCATTGCACAAGCAATCCTGGCAAAAAAGAAGTTTTACCAGATGTGTTGCACGACTTTCGTGACATGGATTTTCCTAATGAGTCATTTCATCATGTGGTATTTGACCCGCCCCATGTCAGGGGAATCTCAATGAAATCCGTGACAGGGTTTTCGTATGGCTCATTGGACAAGAATCGCTGGAAAGATGATTTAAGAAGGGGTTTTGCTGAATGTTTCAGAGTTTTAAAGCCTAATGGCACATTGATATTTAAATGGAGTGAAGTTGATATTGCATTGAAGGAAATTTTGGCTTTGACCCCCGAAAAGCCTTTGTACGGGCATCGTACCGGCAAAAAGGCAAACACCCATTGGGTGTGTTTTATTAAGCATGGCTGAACTTAATGTCAGCCTATTGCCGTGGCAGGAAGAGGTTTTTCACGATACGACCCGTTTTAAGGTAGTTGCTGCAGGCAGACGTACCGGAAAGTCCCGATTAGCCGCATGGCTGTTAATTATTAACGCTTTGCAGACCGAAAAGGGGCAAGTTTTCTACGTCGCACCAACTCAGGGCCAAGCCCGCGACATTATGTGGCAAACCCTGATGGAACTGGGCCATCCTGTTATTGCTGGCTCTCATATCAACAACCTCCAGATCAAACTGGTCAACGGCACGATGATTAGCCTCAAGGGTGCTGACCGGCCGGAAACCATGCGTGGTGTGTCATTAGGCTTTCTTGTCATGGATGAATACGCGGACATGAAGCCCGAGGTCTGGGAGCAGATCCTCAGACCCGCCCTAGCAGACCAGAAAGGTAGAGCGTTGTTTATTGGAACGCCGATGGGCCGTAACCATTTCTACGAATTGTACAAGTATGCCGAACTGGGTGATGACGAAACCTATAGGTCGTGGCACTTTACGAGTTACGATAATTCTATGCTGGATTCTGGCGAAATTGACATTGCCAAAAAATCCATGTCTAGTTACGCCTTTAGACAGGAGTTTATGGCTTCATTTGAAGCTAGAGGCTCTGAGATGTTTAAGGAAGAGTGGGTTAGGTTTGGGGAAAGCCCAGAAGAGGGTGATTACTATATTGCCGTTGACCTGGCTGGCTTTGAGGATGTCAATAAGAAACGAACCAAGAATACAAAGCTGGACGATACTGCGATTGCAGTAGCAAAGGTAAATGAGAATGGCTGGTTTGTGGAAAACATTATCTACGGTCGCTGGGGCCTTGATGAGACGGCTACAAAGATTTTTCAGGCCGTCCGTGACTACCGACCCGTCAGTGTCGGAATTGAAAAAGGAATCGCCAAACAAGCAGTAATGTCGCCGCTTTTAGACTTGATGAAGCGGTATGGCACGTTTTTCAGAGTTGAGGAATTAACGCACGGAAACAAAAAGAAAACTGACAGGGTGATGTGGGCCTTACAAGGAAGGTTTGAAAACGGCTATATCACCCTGAATCAAGGCGAATGGAATGTTAAATTCCTTGACCAGTTGTTTCAGTTTCCAGACGTATTGACGCATGATGACCTGATTGATGCGCTGGCGTACATAGATCAGTTGGCTGAAGTGGCCTACGACTATGAATATGAAATCGGAGACCACGAAATCTTGGATGTGGTAGCGGGATATTAAAATGGCAGATGAATATAGCCCAGACCCGTTAATGGCCGAACAGTCTATTGAGGCTTGGGTTATTAACAAATGTGATGATTGGCGCGATTATTACGAATCCAATTATCAGGACCGCTTTGATGAGTACTACAGACTCTGGCGCGGTCAGTGGAGTCCAGAAGATTCCGAAAGGGCTTCAGAACGCTCAAGGATTATATCTCCTGCTTTGCAGCAGGCCGTAGAGTCAAATGTCGCAGAACTGGAAGAAGCGACATTTGGTCGTGGCAAGTTCTTTGATATTGCTGATGATGTAGTTGATGCGCAAAAGCAGGATGCTTTGTTTTTACGAAACAAACTCTCTGAAGACTTTGAAACCTGTAAAGTCCGTAAAGCTGTAGCGGAATGCCTGATTAACTCAGCCGTATTTGGCACGGGTGTTGGTGAGGTTGTCCTAGAAGAAATCAAGGAAATGGCCCCTGCTACTGAACCTATTATGGGTGGCGACCTTCAGGCGGTAGGTGTCAACATTACCGACCGTGTAGTCGTAAAGCTCAAGCCGGTATTACCTCAAAACTTTCTAATAGACCCTGTAGCAACCTCGGTTGAGGATGCCTACGGTGTTGCGGTCGATGAGTTTGTCAGCCGTCATAGCGTTGAGATACTTCAGGAACAGGGTGTATATCGTGAGGCAATGATTGAATCTGCCGCTCCAGATACCGATTTGGAACCCGATCAAGACCTGACCATCTACAATGATGACAAGGTTCGTCTAACTAAATACTACGGCCTTGTACCTAGGGATCTTTTGGAAAAGGAAGATGTCGAGATAGAAGAAGACTCCATGTATGTCGAAGCAATTATCGTAATTGCTAATGGTGGCGTACTACTCAAGGCTGAAGTTAACCCCTACATGATGAACGACCGCCCTGTCGTAGCATTCCCGTGGGATGTAGTCCCCGGTCGATTCTGGGGTCGTGGTGTCTGTGAAAAAGGTTATAACAGCCAAAAAGCATTGGATACAGAGCTTAGAGCAAGAATTGATTCACTAGGCCTTACGATTTACCCAATGATGGCTGTCGATGCCACTCGGCTTCCTAGAGGCGCTAAGCCAGAAGTTCGCCCCGGTAAGATGATCTTAACTAACGGAGATCCGAGTGAAGTACTACAGCCGCTCAACTTTGGGAAAGTCGACCAGATTACGTTTGGTCAAGCCGCTGCGTTACAACAAATGGTACAACAGGCTACAGGGGCGGTTGATTCTGCTGGAATCGCAGGCCAGGTTAATGGTGAAGCAACGGCCGCTGGCATCAGTATGTCTCTCGGCGCTATTATCAAGCGCCATAAGCGTACTCTTATTAATTTCCAGCAGTCTTTTCTCCTGCCCTTTGTAACTAAAGCGGCACACCGTTATATGCAGTTTGACCCCGAAAACTATCCCGTAGCAGATTATAAATTTGTTACTACCAGTACTTTGGGGATTATCGCCAGAGAATATGAGGTTTCACAGCTAGTCCAACTGCTTCAGACAATGCAGCCGGACAGCCCTGCTTACTCAATACTAATGCAAAGCATTATTGAAAATATGAACCTCAACAACCGTGAACAGTTGATTGCGGCTATGCAACAGGCGGCACAACCTAACCCGCAAGCCCAGCAGATGGCAATGCAGGCACAACAGGTACAGCTTGCCCTACAGCAAAGTCAGGCTGCAGCACTCAATGCTCAAGCTCAAGAATCTCAGGCAAGAGCAGGCAAACTCGCAGTAGAGGCACAACTTGCTCCTGAAGAAGTTGAAATAGAAAAGATTGAAGCTGTTACAAGAAACCTGAAGGAAGGCGATCAGGACGATAAAGAGTTTGAAAGAAGGCTGAAGGTAGCCAATACGCTTTTGAAAGAAAAAGAACTGGAGATGAAAAACGCCCCTGCTGAACCACCAGAAAGAAATCCTAATGAAGACCTTGAAAGACAGCTTCTAAGCCAGCTTACGGGATAAATCATGTCTGATATTGTTATCTCGGCGGCTTTAACCAAGATTGCGACAGAGCTTGAATCGCTAAAAGGCAAAGATGGTGAAACAGGACCGCAAGGTCCGAAAGGCCCGAAAGGCGATAAAGGCGATCAGGGTCCAGCAGGACCAAAAGGTGGCGTTGGGAAGCAAGGCGACAAAGGCGAAAAGGGTGACAAGGGAGATAAAGGCACTAGCGTCTCCAATATAAAAAGCGACCGAATAGATGGAAGCCTTACATTCAGGTTTTCTGATGGCACTGAGCAGACTGTAAGTCTTCCTGTTGCTAAGGTTAAAGATAAAAATGGTGGCTCAAAAACTGTTTTAGTCAGACAGACTGTACAAGGTGGTGGCGGCGGTGGTGGTGGTGCTGATTTATCAGCTATTAGCGAAAGTATTTTGCCCGACACCAATGAGGCTTATGACCTAGGCTCATCCAGCAAGAAGTTTCGGGATCTTTATCTTAGCGGCACATCTCTTATTCTAGGGTCTACAACAATTACCTCAGATAGTGACGGGGTTATTGTTAGTTCTTTGAAAATTGGCTCTGGTGCAGATCAAGTTACCTTAACGGCCAATGGCGGCAATCTTCTGACAGGCGGTAGCCAGGTTAGCGGCATTGCCCTAACAGACTTGTCGGTAGGCTCTGAAGCAACTGCCAGCGGTGATGGCGGTATAGCATATAACAACAGCACCGGCGTATTTACTTATACCCCGCCTGTTTTATCTAATTTTCTTACTTCTGTTAGCTTTTCCGACATAGCGGCAGGATCAGTTCTTTTATCTTCTGAGAGTTTTGTAGATTCAGATACGCAGTTAATGACGGCCGCAGCAATTGATGACCGTATAAACTCAAAGGGCTATATCACCTCATACACAGTTACACAAAGTGATGTAACTACTCACCAGGCCGCACTGTCCATTACTGAGTCTCAGGTCAGTGATTTAGGCTCATATATATCTAATTTGTCAGAGGATACAACACCGCAGTTAGGTGGAAACCTCGATGTAAATGGTAACGATATAGTTACTACCAGTAATGCTGATATTGATCTTGACCCCAATGGTTCAGGTGTTGTTGTTTTCAAAGGCAACGCTACAAAAGGGGCTGGGCAGTTTAAGTTAAATTGCGAACAAAATAGTCACGGCATTGTTATTAAGGGGCCGCCACATAGTGCAAATGCCTCTTATACATTAACGCTGCCAAATACTGACGGAGATGCAGACCAAGTTTTAAAAACAGATGGTTACGGTAACCTTGATTGGGTGGCTCAAAGTTCTGGCGGTGGATTAAAAGGTAATCGCAACAAAATTATTAACGGCAATTTTGATGTGTGGCAAAGAGGTACAAGTTTTTCTGCATCTGGTTATGCTGCTGATAGATGGCGTTCTGGCTATGGTGGCGGCACTACAACAGTATGCTCTCAACAATCATTTACGTTAGGACAAACAGATGTACCCGGTAATCCTGAATTTTATGTAAGACTTGTTGTAACTTCAGATAGTACATCTGATAGCAATGCCACCTTAAATCAGAGAATAGAAGATGTTAGATCTTTTTCTGGACAAACAGTAACTATAAGTTTTTATGCAAAAGCAGATGCAGTTAAAAATATAGCGATAGAGCCTTTCCAAAATTTTGGAACAAGTGGAAGTCCGAGTTCAAGTGTTCTTATAACCCCGCAAAAGTTTGCATTAAGCACTAGTTGGGCAAAATATACAAAAACTTTTACAATTCCAAGTATTAGTGGCAAAACACTTGGAACGGATAATAATGACTTTATACAGTTTTCTTTTTGGATGGACGGCGGTTCGGACTATGATAGTAGAACGTCATCTTTAGGAAATCAAAGTGGTACATTTGAGTTTGCTCAAGTACAAATAGAGGAAGGCTCTAGTGCTACTGATTTTGAATTTAAGTCGATTGGAGAAACCATACAAGACTGTAAAAGATATTTTGTAGATGCACTGCAAGCAGGTGGTGGAGGTTACGCTACAGGAAGTGGTCAATCTGCACGAGCTAACAGCCAAGCAACATTCCCAGTAGAGATGAGAACGCTCCCCACAGTCACCGTCACGATTACTCAGAAACCAAATTCAATCTCATCAGTAGGCTATGCTGCAATCAATACTGATAGCATTACGGTTCAAGGCACGTCCGCTTCGTCCGGCTCTATTTGGTATAGAGCGACTCTTGAGCTAGATGCGGAGCTATAAATGGATATTTCAAGTGCATATATAAAAAAATTGGAAGGTGTAGACCAGTACCTTATAGCTGTTATTGATGAGGTGGAATGTCAAGTGCCAATATCAGGCGGAAATCGCCATTACCGAGAAATCATGGATCAGGTGGAAGCTGGCACTCTTGTGCTTGGTGAGGCCGTAGATATAGTGGAATAAAATTGATGTTAATGACGCAAACAGAATTAAATAACCTGTTTGGTCAAGTAAATGATGCTTTTAAAGAGCAGTCTGACCGCCTAAACGAATTGAAGCAACAACTAGACCATTTAGAGGAAAGGCTTAATGGCTACGAAAAAAGATCCAAAACTGGCACGCGCGGGCGTAAGCGCATACAACAAACCGAAACGAACCCCGAACCACCCAACCAAGAAGTTCAAGGTGTTAGCGAAGCAGGGGAACAAAACCAAACTGATTAGGTTTGGTGATGCCAAAATGAAGATCAAAAAGAATCAGCCTGATCGAAGGAAATCTTTTCGTGCCAGACACAAGTGTGATACAAAACCACCTAGTAAACTGACAGCAAGATACTGGTCTTGTAGGAATTGGTGATATGGCTGCAGGAATGAAGCATTACAAACGTGACGGAACCCTTCATACAGGGGGAACTCACAAAATGCCGGATGGAACATTGCACTCTGGCAAATCCCACGGTAAGACCTCTGTAAGATTATTTCATTACAAGGACTTATCTAAAAAAGCTAAGGAGAAAGCTGATGCCCAGAGGAAAAGGAACGTACGGAAAAAAAGTAGGTAGACCTCCAGCTAAAAAGAAAAAGAAGAAAGCCAAAAAGAAAATGATGGTTAAAGGTTACTAATGCCTAAGTCCAAGTATTCTGCCAAGCAAAAGAAGCTGGCTAGGGTTGCCCCTCCCAGGGACAAGATTACTGGTGCTGATTTGAAGAGGCTTAGAAAACGTGGCAAGAAAAAAAGCTAAAGCAAAGAAAAAGAAAGGTTCCATACCTGATAACGTAAAGAATAAGGCTCTTTACTCAAGGGTAAAGGCTGCGGCCAAGCGTAAGTTTGACGTATACCCCAGTGCGTACGCTAATGCGTGGTTAGTGCGGGAATACAAGAAGCGCGGCGGAACGTATGGCTAAGCCAAAGGGTGGTTTAACCAAGTGGTTTAAGGAAGATTGGGTAGATATCAAGACCGGCAAGAAGTGTGGTCGTAAAAAAGCCAAGGGATCTAAACGTCCATACCCAGCCTGTAGGCCAAAGGCTGTAGCCGCAAAAATGACCAAAGCTGAGAAAGATGCGGCAAAACGTAAGAAGAAAGGGCCAAAAGCTATAAAGTATGCGGTTACTGCATCTGGCAGAAGAAGGAAAAAGAAAGCCTGATGAATCGTGAAGATGAAAAGTATTACAACAATTACTTTGATTTATTTAGAAGCGATGGCTGGAAGCAATTAACC